TATCCATTATAACAGTCCATTTATTCTTATCAACAGTAGAGTAGACATGACTTCCACCAGTAGAATCACGAAATATATCCGAAGAAGCCATAAGGGAGGGGTTTACTTGAAGCGCGTTGGAAGCAATACCGGCGGTCTTGATAGCACGAGTGCGAAGGACTAGCATCCGAAGTCTCGAGTTACCGGCAGCCTGAACCAAAAGGGAGGTAACGCCCTGATGAGTGTAACGTAGGGAGAGCCACATCTGCACGTTCTCGATCTTGCGACCGATACGGCTACCCGAACCTATACCTTGCGCCGGTTGGAACTGGGGGTTGAACACATACGTTTGCGTGCCACCCATCTGAACAGTCGCAGCATCCCCGAGCACGGGGAGAATCTTGGTTTCCGTTTGCGACAGAATGACGCGTCGTATCGCCCGACGCAAGCCTCGCACCTGCATACGCCCACGGCGGGCGGTCCGCTTTCGAAAGCGGCGGCGTACACGTCGACGGGAACGGCGAGGCATGTTTTACGCGTTTTGGTAATTTGGGGGGGTGGCGGTTAAATTAAACGCAGGGGGACGCAGGGGGGTAGGCACGCTATTTATACCCCTGCGCCGTGCCGGGTGTGCCGCCACACACATGTTGCGACACACCCATATAAAGAGGGAGAGTGCCGGGCATCGGTAATACTTCGTTAAACGTTGTTTAACGCGATGCCCGTTGATGCGCCTGCGCCGCGCCGTCCAGCTCGCCGTGGAGGCAATACTAGAGGCCCTAGGGCAAGGGGGTGGACATTCACCCTTAACAATTATACGGACCATGAGCTGGACAACCTATTGGAGATCCTCCGCATAGAAGAAGTACCAGGGTATGCGACACAGCGACACACCTTTTTTAACGGGGGTCATCACTCACCCCCTATTTTGTCACTATAGATACGCCATACAAGAAGAAGTAGGCGAACAAGGAACGCCACACCTCCAAGGTTTCGTCCACTATAAAAACGCGATCGCCATGTCGACTTTGAAAGCTTGGAATCCGCGCCTCCACCTCGAACCGGCGCGTTCGATAGCATGTTCCGTGGCGTACTGCACAGACAAGGCCAAGAGGAAGCCGAACGGGCGCGTGTGGACGCTTGGGTTCAGTATACCGTCCGCCCCTCAAGTCGACCCGATCTCTATTGCCGATATGTATACGTGGCAGAGGGAACTTGCTGCGGAGATGGAGACTCCTCCCGACGAGCGCACCATCATCTGGTACTTCGACCAGGTTGGCGGATCTGGAAAGACAGAAATGGCCAAGTATTTGCTGGTGACGTACCCATCAAGTATTTTCCTGAGCGGTGGCGCCTTCAAGGATATTTCCTACCAAATCATCAAGGCCAAGCAAGACCCGAACCTCATCATCATTAACCTACCGCGAACGAGCGAAGGAAAGGTGTCATACGCGTCCTTGGAGGCAGCAAAGGACGGGCTGATCCAATCGGGAAAATACGAAGGAGGATATAGACTATACCCCCAGCCCCACGTAGTTGTATTCGCCAACTTCGAACCCGACTACGGGTCACTGTCCGCAGATAGATGGGAGGTCCGCCACCTCGCAAACAACCGACTCATTATTCAATAAAAACAAATTTACACTCATCTTTATTACTATGTATACTAACCTGCCGCTTCGCGGCCTAACTAACCCTAACCCTAACCCTAACCCTAAGCTGCACGCGACTCGCTTCGCTCGCGCGGTCGCCAGGGTCCTGCGGACCCGGCTCAACTAAGCGTCCTTCCACCTGATCTCTCCTTGTACTTCAAGAGTACCAACAAAATCCAACGCCGAGGCATTAAGGAACCCCGCAACAAAGACCACATATGTCTCAGTCCCAGTAGAAAAAGAATTGGCAGCGGCATCGTCACGGTAGACAACACTACGAGGAAGAGGAATTACAATTTTGCGACGAACTACATCATGAGCCCTGCCAGTAGAGGGAGTGAGACCAGCAGCATCACTGACTAGAGCACTTTGAAAGGTCTTATCCATTATAACAGTCCATTTATTCTTATCAACAGTAGAGTAGACATGACTTCCACCAGTAGAATCACGAAATATATCCGAAGAAGCCATAAGGGAGGGGTTTACTTGAAGCGCGTTGGA